TCCTGAACGGCTGGACGCTCCGCCTGCCGATCGGGACGGACGCGTGCGCCGGGCTGTATCTCACGACCCTCGCCGCCGGATTCATCTGCCTACTCATGGCCGGGTCGTGGGCGAGCCGTCTGCTCCTGCTACGGAGGATAAGCTATTGCAGGAGGTGGTTAAAATGGTATTGGAAGCCATATATGGGGAGCATCGCGCCGCGGGCTGCGCGGTATTGGTAGCGCGCCGCCTCTCGCCGACATTCGGCCGCCAGCATGGTCGGGTTCGCCGCCTTGGCTCGGCGGAAGATGTTGTCCGTCTCCGAGGCTTGCTCCGCGTCGTGTGGCAGCGTCACGGTCGTGTCAATCGCCAGCGACTCGTCGGCGGGGAAGTTCATCGCCTCTTTGAGTGTCCGGAGGACCGCGTCGCAGAGGTTGCGCTGGTGCGTCAGGTTGTAATCGTCGGCCGCCACCTGCGCCTCCACCTGTGCCACGTCGGCGGCGCCCTTCAGACCTAATTCTTCCATGCGGCGAGTCTTGTGGAGCGTGCGCCGGCTCTCGTCGAGTTTTTCCGAGGCCAGCCGCACCGTGCCGCCATAGTAGAGCACGTTGGCGAAGGCCTCCATCGTGGCTAGGGCCGCCTCGTCCTGCGCGCGCTGCACCTCGTGCGTGCCCAAGCGACGCTTGACGGCGGCGGCTTTGGCGCGATTGATCAGCTGCCCGCCGTCGAAGAGTGGCAGCGAGGCGTAGGCTTGGTAGGCGTTGTTGAAGGTGGAGATGTTGTTGTAGGTGTTCGTCTGTGGGTCAATCGATCGGCCGTAGTTCAGCTGCCCGCCGATGCGGGCCCCGAGGGTGGGGAAGAAGTCGGCCACGGCTTCGCGGTACTCGGCGCGGTAGGTGTCGTCCTGATGTCGCTCGACGCGCACCTTGAGGCTGTTCTCGGCAGCGTAGCGCATGCAGTCGTCCATCGTCCAAGGGCGCGTCTCTAACTCCTGCGCCTGTGCTCCGACGATGGCGGAGCAAAGCAGCCAGCCGGTTATGGTTATCCTTTTCATCATTTCGTTGTGGTGTTGTTTGCCTTGTTTCATGCCAAAAGCATGCCGCCGGAGGCAAACGTGTTGTGTTCAATTGCTTAACAGAATCAGTTGCGGAGGGGCGTTTCCAATATGTAGACAGGCGCGTCAAAGATTTAGACAGAGGGTAGGGGAGAGGGGCGAAAGTCCCCAACCGGGGGCAGGGAAGTTTGCCGGGGGGGCGCTGGGATATGGGGAAGGCGTGCGTAGGCGCGCACGCGCATACGCCCCTACGAGGGTGACGGATACTCTAAAAAAAGACGAAATGCAACTGCAGACAGACAGAACGAACAGCATTTCGTTAAAAATGACCATCCAACTATGCACCATATCGACAGATATTTGCGGGCGGAAAGAACGAAATGAAACGTTTTTCACAGGTGGGACTGCCCGCTACCATAACACGTCACCAACATTAATCAACTATACTAATATGAACAAGAGAAGATTTTATTCGAAACTGCTCCTCGCGCTGCTGCTTCTTGCGGCGGGGCTGGCAGGAGCCATGATGCCGCAGACGGCGGCAGCAGATGAGAATGGCCTCATCGGATCATCCGGGCTGAATTACAGTTACACCACCGCCGACAAGACCCTCACCATCTCCGGCGCGGGCACTATGCCGGACTTCACGAATGATCAGCCATGGAAGAATCACCAAGGCGAGATCGAGGCGGTCGTCATCGGAGACGGCGTGAGTAGTGTCGGGGCTAATGCCTTCGCCGATTGTCGCAAGCTGACAAGCGTTACCCTCCCGGTAAGCGTCACGGCCATCGGAGGGGGGGCTTTCCTCGATTGCAAGGCACTGACGGACATCACCGTGTCTTGGGACGCTTCACACATCCCTAACATCAACCCGTCGGCCTTCGGCGGCCTCACGTTGCAGGAGATCATCCTACACGTGCCCGCAGGCATGACGGCAGCTTACCGTGCGGACACTTGGGATGTATGGAAACACCTCTTCATCATGGATCAAACGACCATCGGGGACAACTTCACGACCGGAGTGCACTGGGAGTATAACGACAACACCCGCACCCTCAGCTTCACCGGCGCAGGTGCCATACCGGACTTCATTGGCGCGGATGATCGGCCCTACACGGGGATCCGGAAGAAGCTGCAAGCCGTGACCATCGGGGCCGGTGTGACCGCGATCGGGAGGGGCTCCTTCTACATGTGCGAGGCGCTGACAAACATCACCCTCCCGGCCGGCGTCACTACCATCGGAGAGAACGCCTTTGCCGGTTGTGAGGCGTTGCCCAGCATTACCCTCCCGGCCGGCCTCCAAACCATCGGGACGAACGCCTTTGAGCATTGTGCGAAGCTGACAAGCATTACGCTCCCGGCCGGTGTCACCACGATCGGAGAGTCGGCCTTTCAGCGATGCTGGGTGCTGGCCCAAGCCACCCTCCCGAGCAGCGTCCAGACGATCGGGAATAACGCCTTCACCTCATGCACGGCGATGACGGACATCACCGTCGGATGGACCAGTGCGGCGGCGATCCCCGACATCAGTTCGCTGGACGTCTTCGACGGCATCACGCGACCGGACGTCACGCTGCATGTGCCCGCCGGCATGGCCGCGACTTTCGGCACGAAGGACATCTGGAAGGATTTCCACATCGTGGCTGCTCCCACGCCTCCCACACCTCCGACGCCGACACCGACACCTACACCTACTCCAACGCCGAGACCAAGAAGACCGAGGCCGACGCCCCTCCCGACGCCACAGCTGCCCGAGACGCCACCCGCCGGCATGAAGATCCGCAGCCTCACGGTCGATCCCTCGAGCATCACACTAAACGGCGAACGCTCCTTCCGCCTCACAGCCACACTCACGCCGGCCGACGCTTCGGACAAGCGTCTCGTTTGGAGCAGCAGTGACGAGTCGGTTGTACGTGTGCGCGAATTGCCGGCCGAGGAGATGCGTCGCGGCCTGCGCGCGGCCTCCAGTCCGACGGTGATCCTGGCCGAGGCCACGATCCACAACGTGGGTAAAGCCGTGGTCACCGTCAAGACGACCGACGGCAGCAACCTCACCGCCACCTGCCTCGTCGACGTCCGCGCCCTGCCCACGGGCAACATCGAGGTCACCGCCACGCGTCTCTACGCAGCCTACGGTCGCCTCCACCTCACGCTCCCGACGGCCACCGTGATGCATATATATACGGTGTCTGGCGCACTCGTCCGCACCTTCCTCGCCCCCGCTGGCACGTCGTCCGTAGCGCTCCCCCGAGGCGTCTATGTGGTTCGTGCCGGATCGATAACCTCAAAAGTGGCGGTGGATTGATGTTGAGTTGTTGAGTTGTTGAATTGTTGTGCCGGGTACCTACCAACTTCCCCGCCCCACCACATGCACAAGACTACTTTATAAACCATTTATAGTATGAACACAAGAAGAATTCATTCGAGACTGCTCCTCGCCTTGCTGCTCCTTGCGGCGGGGCTTGCAGGAATCATGACGCCGCAAACGGCGGCAGCAGATGAGAACGGCCCCATCGGATCATCCGGGTTGAATTACAGTTACACCACCGCCGACAAGACCCTCACCATCACCGGGTCGGGCGATATGCCGGACTTTGGCTTCCTCGATCATCAGCCTTGGGATGCTTTCCAGACCCAGATCGAAACGGTAACGATCGGCGCCGGCGTGACCTCTGTCGGAGAGAATGCCTTTTTAGGTTGCACGGCGCTAAAAAGCGTCACGCTGCCCGCCGGCCTCCAAACCCTCGGAGAGTCTGCCTTTTCCGGTTGCGATGCACTGACCCGCATCGAGCTGCCCGCCTCTCTCGAAACGATCGGAGTGAATGCCCTTGACGGTGGCAGCTTAACCGAGATCAAGGTGCAGACCGGCAACACCCATTTTGAAGCCGAGGATGGTGTGCTCTATAACAAGGGGAAAACAGCGCTGCTCCACTATCCCTGCAAAAAGCCAGGCGCAACCTTTGCCGTTCCCGCCAGCGTAACCACGATCGAAGTGTACGCCTTCAGAGAATGCGCGGCGCTGGAAAACATCACCCTGCCCGACGCCCTCGAAACGATCGAGAATTTTGCCTTCTCCGAATGCACGGCACTGAAGAGCGTCACCATCCCGAAGAAAGTGGGAACGATCGGAGACTTTGCCTTTCAACTGTGCACGGGGCTGAAGGACGTGACCGTACTCTGGAATACGCCGCTCACCATCCCGCCGGGTGTCTTTGCAGCCATCACGCCGCCGACAGGCGTGACGCTGCATGTGCCCGGCGGCACGGGGGAGGCTTACCAAGGGAATGCGGTGTGGGGAGAGCTCACCATTGAGGAGCTGCCGTGGGGCGACTTCGACACCGGCCTGCACTGGGCGTACGACGACGCCACACACACCCTCACCATCACCAATCCCACCCCCGGATCGCCCAAGCCGATACCGGACTTTGCTGACCAGGACAAGCAGCCTTGGAAGGCGTACCGCGGCGATATCCAAAAGGTAACGATCGGCGCCGGCGTGACCTCTGTCGGACAGAATGCCTTTTTAGGCTGCACGGCGCTAAAAAGCGTCACGCTGCCCGCCGGCCTCAAAACCCTCGGAGAGTCTGCCTTTACCGATTGCGATGCACTGACCAGCATCGAGCTGCCCGCCTCCCTCGAAACGATCGGAACGGATGCCCTTTACGCTGGCGGCTTAACCGAGATCAAGGTGCAGACCGGCAACACCCATTTTGAAGCCGAGGATGGTGTGCTCTATAACAAGGGGCAAACAGCGCTGCTCCTCTATCCCCGCAAAAAGCCAGGCACAACCTTTGCCGTTCCCGCCAGCGTGACTACGATCGGGAAGTACGCCTTTACGAATTGCGCGAAGCTGGCTACCGTCACGCTGCCCGAGGGGCTCCAAACGATCGGGGAGAACGCCTTTGAGAAGTGCCGTGCGCTGACGCACGTCACGATCCCTAAGAGCGTAACCACGATCGGAAAGGGCGCCTTTGTTAATTGCGAGAAGCTGGCAAACGTCACGCTGCCCGCTGACGCGCAGCTCGGCACGATCGGAGAGAGCGCCTTTTCTGGGTGCAAGAGGCTGACAAGCATCAACCTGCCCGAGGGCCTCAAAACGATCGGAGAGGGCGCCTTTGCTGCTTGCTTTGAGCTCTCCGACCTCACGATCCCGAAAAGCGTGGAAACGATCGAAGAGGGCGTCTTTTATCAATGCCATGCGCTGACTAATGTTACGCTGCCCGATGACGGTAAGCTCACCACGATCGGAAAGAACGCCTTTTTTCGATGCAGGTCGCTGACTAACCTCACCATCCCGAAGAGTGTGAACACGATCGGAGAGCAGGCCTTCTCCGAATGCTCGGCGCTGAAGAGCATCACCATCCCGAACAGCGTCACCACGATCGGAAATGGCGCCTTTGCTAATTGCACGGCGCTGAAGAGCGTGACCGTACTCTGGAATACGCCGCTCACCATCCCGCCGGGTGTCTTTGATGGCATCACGCCGCCGACAGGCGTGACGCTGCATGTGCCCGGCGGCACGGGGGAGGCTTACCGAGGGAATGCGGTGTGGGGAAAGCTCACCATTGAGGAGCTGCCGTGGGGCGACCTCAGCACCGGCCTGCACTGGGCGTACGACGACGCCACCCGTACCCTCACCATCTCCAATCCCAACCCCGACTCGCCCCAGCCGATGCCGGACTTTGCCGACTTCAACGATCAGCCTTGGAAGGATCTTCGGGATAAGAAAATCAAAACCGTAGTGATCGAAACCGGCGTGACCGGCATCGGAAATGAGGCCTTTGCGAATTGCAATGTGCTGACAAGCGTCAAGCTCCCGGAGAGCGGCCTTAAAACAATCGGAGAGAAAGCTTTTATGGGTTGCGAGGAGCTGACAAGCATCACCATCCCGAAGAGCGTCACCACGATCAAAGAGCAGGCCTTTTACTCTTGCTATGCGCTGGGGGGTGTCACCGTGGGGTGGACGGAGGCCGGATCCATCCCCAACCTCCCCGCTTCGGCCTTTAGCTACCCCAATGGTAAAGTGCTGCACGTGCCCGCCGGTACCGCTGAGATTTACAAAGCGAAGGACGAGTGGAAAAAGTTCTTCATCATGGATGGAAAGACTGCAGGGGGCAACCTCAGCACGGGGCTGCACTGGGCGTACAACGACGAAACCAAGACGCTCTCCATCACCGGTGCGGGCGAGATACCGGACTATAACGACCCGAAAGAGCAGCCTTGGTGTGCTTTCGGGGGGATGGCGCAAACCCTAACCCTTGGAGAGGGCGTCACCAAGATCGGGAAGAAGGCCTTCACGAGTTTCCAGGTGCTGCCAAGCATCACCCTCCCGAAGAGCGTCGCCGAGATTGGAGAGATGGCTTTTACCTCTAGCAAGTCGCTGACGAACTTCACCGTAGCGTGGAAGGATGCCGGATCGATCCCCGACATCCAAGCGAATGTCTTTGACGACGTCACGCTGGGGTATGTGAAGCTGTACGTGCCCGAGGGCATGGTCGATACCTACAAAGCGAAGAACGTGTGGAAGGATTTCGATATTCAGGAGACGCCGCCCACACCCCCGACGCCACCGACGCCACCGACACCGCCCACGCCGCCCACACCTCCTACACCCGACCCGACGCCAAGACCCAGAAAACCGAGACCGGGCCCCGTGCCGACGCCACAGCTGCCCGAAAGACCATCTGCCGGCACGAAGATCGGCGGCCTCACCCTGAGCGCTACGAACTTCACGCTGAACGGCGAGCGGACGTTCCGCTTCACCATCACCATCACGCCGGCCCATGCAGCCGACAAGCGTCTCTCCGTCTCCAGCAGCGACGAGACCGTGGTGCGTGTGCGCATCCTGCCGACCGAGGAGACGCGTCGCGGTCTGCGTGCCGCCCCCGACCCGGCCGTAGTCACCATCGAGGGCACGGTCTGCGGCCTCGGTAAGGCCAAGATCCACGTCAAGTCGACCGACGGCAGCGACCTTACCGCCACCTGCCACGTCGACGTCCGCGCCCTGCCCACAGCCAACATCGAGGCCCCGGCCACGCGCCTCTACACCGCCGCCGGCCGCCTCCATCTCACGCTGCCCACGGCCACTGCGGTCAACGTCTACAACCTGACCGGCACGCTCGTCCGCACCTTCATCGCCCCCGCCGGCACATCGTCCATCGCCCTGTCCCAAGGCGTCTACGTGGTCCGCGCAGGCAACCGCGCGGAGAAGGTTGTCGTGGATTGATGTTGAGTTGTTGAGTTGTTAGCGCCTTTGGCGCGTTGAATTGTTGAGTTGTTATGCCGGGTGCATGTGGCGGCAAGCTGCATGTGCCCGGCATTTTTTGATTTTAGCAAGTGGTGGTTCAATGACTAATTGCTAATTATCAATTGTCAATTATTAATCATTATCAGTAACAGCAATGGGAAACTTAGTACACGGCTACACCCCGACCCATCCCGGGGAGGTGCTTAAAGATGAAATCGAATATCGCGGCATCACGCTTTCGCGGCTGGCGCGACAGATGGGCATATCCTATCATGCATTGAGCGATATACTCAACGAGCGTCGGTCGCTCACGGCACGGACGGCCATGCGGTTTGAGGCGGCTCTGAACGTGCCGGCCGACTCGCTGATGCGTCTGCAACTGAAATACAATCTGCACATGGCGCAGAGGGATAAGAAGCTCCGTGACAGCCTCGACAAAATCCGTAAGGCGGCAGCCATGCTGTGAGCAGCTTCTAATAACTCGAGACCTCTGCACGGCGATTGGTGTGTATTTTGTTCGTTAATTCATTGTGTAACAGGAAGTTGTTTTGCGTATTTGAACATTAAAAACAGCACAATATTCCTCTCATGGCATACCAATCCAAGAATACCGATCTGAGCATGTAACATTTGCAGACGCACTCCTTTCAAAGCGTTATCGCAAAGCACAAAACGACTTCCTCAATCAGGTTGACCGGCTTATCGATTGGCGTCCGATTAGGGCGCTGATCAACAAGAAATACACGAAGCGACAAAATGCCATTGGCGCCCCGGCTTATGACGTGATTCTCTTATTCAAGATGTTGCTTTTGGAGACATGGTACAACCTCAGTGATTGTGCTCTGGAGGAGCGCATCAATGATTCAATCACCTTTTCCCGATTCTTGGGGCTGAAGATGGAAGAGGTATCTCCCGACCACAGCACCATCAGTCGATTTCGTTCGGCACTGACACAGTTGGGTCTCATGGACAAACTGTTGGTGCAGTTTAATAAACAACTTTCCCGCCATCATATTTCAGTAAGGGAAGGGGTGCTCGTCGATGCAAGCCTTGTGGACACGCCACACAAATCCAACGGAACCATTACGATTGAAGTCGCAGACGACAGGGAAGACAATCGGAGCGAGGCGGAAAAAGAGGCAGAGGAGGATTATCAAAAACAGGTTGTCCGTCAGCGTAAAGGGACGGATGAAGAAGCCCGTTGGGTTTACAAACAAAAGCGTTATCACTACGGATACAAAAAGCATTGTCTGACCAATGTTCAAGGCATTGTTCAAAAGGTGATAACGACTGCAGCGAACCGCAGTGACACGAAGGAGTTTATTCCGCTATTGCGGGGTGCAAACATACCTCAAGGCACAGCTGTCTTGGCGGACAAAGGATATGCTTGCGGGGAAAATCGCTCCTACCTGCAAACCCATCACCTTCAAGACGGCATTATGCACAAGGCACAACGCAACAGGGCATTGACTGAGGAAGAGAAGCAACGAAACAAAGCAATCAGTCCGATACGGAGCACCATCGAACGCACCTTTGGCAGTATTCGCCGGTGGTTTCATGGCGGACGATGTCGATACCGGGGACTTGCCAAGACTCATACTCAAAACATTCTTGAATGCATCGCCTTTAATTTATACAGAACCCCGGGGATAATTATGTCCTCATCTGTAGGATAAGGCATAACCACCCTTGAGGAGCTCAGGGCAAGTAGCTCCTCAAGGGGAATTTACAACTACTTTCACTCCTTACTACCACCCCTTTCACTCGCTCCTTTTATGCGAAGAACTCCTCTTCCCTCCACCTCTTTATTTTTCAAAGGTCTCCTTATGAACAAGAGTAATACGAGTTAGATTTTAGTAAGATATTCTATTTTTGCCAAAATCCAACTATTTAGAAGCTCACTTGTTTTTGTCCAATAGAAAAGGCTCCGGGAAAAGCTTTCTCGAGTTTGTTTAATTTATCACTTACGGATAAAGTGAATATTTGCTATTTTAGCATAAATGCTCTAGACATTCATACAAGTGGGTGGCACCTTTATAAGTTCTTACCACTCTCTTACTCTGAACCAGATTAACGCCATAATATTGTTTTATAGATTCCACAGCCTTAGGCATTGCCACAACGATCCATCCTTCGCCAGACTCAGTCCATCGCAAACCCATGTTCTGGGTGTTACCATGATTCCAATAGATTGACTCCACCATCAATTCATTATCTTTATTCTTCCAGCCGAATAGACAATCCTCCATAGGTTCCCAATTTAGCTCTCTGGCCAACTGAGGATTGAAAGCTATCCATGATGTCTTATGTGAGAACTGCACAAAGAAGCTTCTCCTTATTACGACTGGAGGCTGACATTCGTGGCATCTAAGATGATAATAGTCTTTGCTCAAACGATGATAAGGCATGTCGCCGAAAAAAGATCTTCCTTCATTAGCAAAACCTTCCGGAACTATCATTTGCAGATACTCTTCACTCGGCAGTCCATCATTGGTTGATGTCAGCAAAGTTGATTCGCCGATAACCACTTTGCTTGAATAGACAGCAAGAGTAGTATTCAGCCTTGAGCATTTCGAGGCTTCATTTTCCCAATTTTTGGGTAGAGTATGATATTCGCCTATCTCAATATGATGAATAAAAGTCGGTTTCTCTTCCACAGGCCATGTCAACACAGCATAATCGTAAAGGGTGAAAACCGGCCTCAATGCGTCAAGAGTCATTGAACTACTGTCCAGTAACTCCCCTGCCACCTCCATAATACCATTCAGAACGCCCTCAGAATAGGTATGCAGGAACGGCATCTTAAGATATATCTTATCTAAATGAGTTCGAAGACGGCTGTCTGCCTCGTCAGTCATATCCTGTTCAGAGGTATAATGAAGAGCCAACTGATTTGCTCGATAATAAATGATGTCTTCCGATACGTGAAAATTCTCACATAGAAAACCAACGAACGGCGAACCAATTTTGTGGTCGTTTCCTTTTCGCTTTATATTTTTTTTCTTGTCATCCAATAGTTTATAGTCATTTTCCTCGTACAGAAGATTATATATGGCAGGTCGGTTTATTCTCGGCACGTCAGGAGTATCAAGATGAAGTGCATTCAGTATGTCCACTGCATACATTCGCCATAATATATTACGCGAAAGAGCCAATGGTTTAACCATATATTCGAACATAGTCAGTTTAGGAGAATTCTCTTCAATCAGAAACTTTCCAACATCAAGGGTCAGTTTATTGTTACATTCGACACTAAGATAGTCTACTATCTTATCGTAGCCATGATCAAGAAGTAAAGCCAACAAATAGGAAGCACGTTCTCTGACCGGGCTCACTAAAGAACGTCCAAGAATCAAGATAAATCTGATAATGATGTCCGAAACGCCGCCTGGCTCGGTGTTAATAGTCGGATAATCGCCCTCTACTATGCTTTCTTCACGCAGCAGTCTATTCATGTAACTCTGCCATTCGGCATATACCTTACTTTTATCAACCTCGTCTGTCACCAACGACAATATTTCATCAATATGCTGAGTCATACCATAGGAATAGCCATGGGCAAGGTCGTCCACCAATGTTTTCAGGGCTAATTCCTGAGCCTTGGCCTTATCTATCATGCCCATCAAACGAAACGTAAATATTCTGCTGCCACCATCGTAGAACTTTATCCAGCCCGATGAACTTGACAGTCTGATAGCCTTTTCAGCACATTTCCATGCCTCTGTCATATTTCCATCCCTATAAGCATTCTCACCCTTGTTTATCCAGGTAAACGCGTCATTGTCGCCAGAGCCTTTCGGAAGTCGTTCATTATCTAAAGGAGCATCGCCGAGTTCTATCTTTGAATAAGACTCCTGAACGCTCTCAGTGCATTCGGTTTTTACAGCATGGTCTATCTTTCTTTTTATTTCATTAGGAAGTTTACCGTTATACAAGGCAATTCCCTTCTTCAGAATCTTTTTCAGAAGATAAGGATGCCCATCCTCATAATCATCAACAAACAGGAACAATCTACAGAACAGTTCTACAAGCATTTCGTATTCGTCTTTCGTTTCAACTTCCGTCAATATACCTTCTATCATATAGGCAAAACCATTGACAAAAGTGGTAAACTCTCGATCTAACATCCACAAATACATATTCAAACCGAAGGCAATATTGTAAGAGAATACAGCCTTGAGCAGTTCATCTACAATATCTGAATGGGAAGATTGATCTGTAATGGTATCTACATATTTTAGCCTCAGTGTTATCCACTTCAGCCGTTCAATGCTTCGCTCCGGTTCTATCCTGTTTATTTCTCTTGTATATTCCGTAAACCAAGATACTTGGTAATCCTTGCTATAGCCTACACAGAAAGTGTCATTCAGCACTCTTTTGAAGCAGTCTATACCCTTATCCTTGTCACCATATCTTAGCCAGGCTCTGCCTTGTTTTGTGAATTGCTCCATCCTGCCGTTCTGATCCTGTCCGTCCAGCATAGTGGTTTCCACCTCCAGAAGGCATTTTCTTAACAATTCAGAATCGTCGTCATATCTGAACAGCATCAATGCGACCTCTCTCTTCAAGTCCGAATAGGCATTTGTTTCGGTAAAAACTTCGTGTATTACCTTTCGGATATGGCCAATACCTTCATTTCCAAATCGGGCAGCCACACTTATCGCGATTTTATAATAATCTATACGATATTTATTCAGTACATAAAGATGCACATCCCCATTGTCGATGCTCCTAAAGAAAAGTAGCAGCGACTTCATTATCTGGTTGAAATCATAACTCAAGCCCTTGCCAAGTTCACCATCAGCCGCAGTCTTAGCAAGAATGCAGAGATTACGAGCAAATGTTGTTATCGTCTCATTACCTCCATCCTTGATATCCGCCTTAGGCACCGCCTCCACCACGCTATCATCATATCCGCATAGTCTACGCAAGAATGCGAGTCTGTACATGGGACGGAAATTCACAAGCGGAGTTTCCATCTCCAGCTTTACGGGGGTTGAAAGTTGCCCGAACTCCAAGCCTTCGATAATTGCTTTCACCTCGTCAACATCGTGATATAGCAGCCAACTATCATAGGCGATGATTATTCTCTGATGTGGGTCTGTGTCGTCGTATATTTTTCTGAGAATCTCAAAATATTTTTTAGCATTTTCCATATCGTCCATCGCCCGACATCCATTTAACACGTGCCTCAATATGCTGAATGGCGTATATGGGTTTTCCTCAACATTTAAAATTAAGGCTTGCAGCCGCGACTTAAACCTGTTGGTATCTCCTTTATCAAAGAGACCTAGCATTACCGATTCTTCCAGAGCAGCATAAATGCTCTCAGAAGAATAACGTTCATAACTTCTTTCCTGCGAATCAAAAAGGTTCTTGGTAAAGGATGCGAGATGGCCGTTTAGCTGTTCGTCACCATAAAAATAAGATGCAGTCCGCATCCATTCCTTCAACACTTCTAGGCGATGGTTGAAATTATCGGTATATCCCAGTTTGTCATTTCTCACATACAGAAATCTCGGATATGCTAAATCCAGCAGAAGTCGGGCTTCCTCAATGTCTCCTGCTGCATAGAACTTTCGTGAGCTGATCAGCGCACCGGTTTCATTACACAGCAAGGAGTTTCCCCTATGCAGAAGATTCTTGGCAAGTTCATATTCACCAAGATCGATGAAATCATCAGTGAAAGTCAACGCAGAATAATCCTGATTCTTGCGCTGCTCCACTTCCGACTTTGCCAGCATATAACGCAGCACAATATAGGGGTCGTTTAGGTTTCGACCTATATAAAGACCATACAAAGCGTCTTTCTCTATCTCACTGAGCGGACGGAACTGCAACACCTCTTGGCTGAGTTCTGACGGTGTTGCCATATTAAGGAAGTCTTCATATCTGTTCGCCAGATAAAGATACTGAAATGCCAGCCAATGCTTTTCCACTCCCGACTTCAGATATAAGTCAGCAAGCTCAGAATAGTAGCCCTGTGCCTTCTGCTTATCCATGTCGCCTGTCATGGCATCACGTCCGGTTTCTCCTAAAAGGAATTGTCGGAAGGAATTATGGAAGAAACTTAATGAATGCGACTTCTCTTCATAACGCAGTAAAGGCTTTATACTCGTCACAAATGTTCTGACAACGTTCTCCGATGGGCTCCATTCCTTTATAAACTCCCAGTGAACTTCATCATTGATTCGTGATAACAAGCCTAACAGATGCGTCAGCTCGCAGCTTTCAGCAAGAATCTTCGATGTAATGCTGCGATAATAGGTTTCAACATCCTTATTATATTCAGGCAAGTTCTTCAGTGTTGATGCCAGGTCACCTGATCTCCTTAGAGCCTCAATAATATAAGTAAGGTATAGCGGATGGCCCTGTGATTTACTGATTATTTCATCCGTATTCTCTTTGGAAATGACTTCTGCGGGTAAAGTTTTATCTATCAGCGCCACCATCTCCTCACCCGTCAGAGCGTCCATCATCACTACTCTGGTTTCATCTTTATATTCCGCATGAATATCTTCTGGCAATGTTAGCGATTCATTAAAATGTTGACTGCCCAAAATGATGGTTATGCCTTCAAGAATGCTCTTGGGCGATGGCAGCAATGCTATAAACTCATGTTCACAGTCCTTGTATTCCCTGATGATATGGTCAAGTCCGTCTATGACGATAATTGTTCTGTTGCCATCCTTAACATAGTCATCGTGCATCTGGGATAGCTGGGCAAAGAACATATCTCGAAGTTCCTTCAGGTCATTGCTTACTATATGTCCTAAGTAATGGTAGCCTCGCTCATTGAGAGCCAGCACCAAGTCATGAAACAAGCTTACGGCCTCACCACGAAGGAATATATTATCAGGACTTGACGGATTAACAAAGTCAAAAGCATAGTATGTTACAATATTGTAACGGGGATAGCGTGCGAACTGACTTAGCAGCGAGGACTTGCCAGAGCCAGGCATACCTTGCAGAAATATGTAGCCCGAGTGATGGGTCTCTATCGCAGCGTTTAGTTTTTCCACAGTCTTATGGATGGGCACATAATGATCCTCATCCACAAACAGGTCGTGATTAAAACGCCGATTGAAACGATACTGCCAATTTAATTTTTCAATAAGTTCCGCACATGTGAATTCCACTCGCCTTTCATTTCCTCCGGCTGTTTCTTCTATCAGTCTATGTAACTTCAAAACATCCGAAGTGCGGATATCTGTATCAGCATTAGTTACTAGGAATTCCTCACATCCACTTCTCTCTACAAACTGAAATACCTTCGCGAACTCGCTGAATTCCTCATCTGTTAATTCGGTTTCATCCTTTATACCCTTGATTTCAGCATCAATATCATATTTATCGCTGACATGACGATTAGTAAGCAGGAATGGCATCACAGGTTTTTCTTTGCCCTGTTGAATGCGTTTCCAGCTTTTTGCTATATCTACTACCAATTCTTTGAAATCGGTGATGCTCATAATAGCATCTTTGTCTATCGACCACTTTATCTGGTAAGCGAAAATTGCATTCCTTGTCTCATAGAATATATCATCAAGTTTCCCTACTTCATCAGAAGCCACACTGATCCTGACGAGATTGTTGTTTATCATCTCGTCATATATGCGTTGAGCGAACAAGTCATATTGATGCTTATATCCACTCATCGCCGCACGTTCTCCTGCAGCTGAAACTTGGGCCATATTATAACCTTAATTCCGTAGTTATATTAGTTTGATATTTTTATAAGTACATGGACACAATAAGTTGCCAATGATTTTGTCATGTCGATTATTTCACTTAGCTTAGTGCTGTAAATCAAATAAGATAAAAAAACGCACGACATGGCAAAGATAGCAATTAAATCCGAGAAATCAACCCCATTTGGCGGTATTTTTCAAATCATGGAGGCATTTAACGGCCTTCTTACTCTTTTAGTATAGATTACTTTTCTCCTTTGAGGATAGAGGAATCAGAACTAATGTTGTATTATCCTATTTGCAATATTATAGAAAAAATGCGAATGACGAACGAGTTAAGAGTAATTCGTATGCGTAGGATACAAAAAATGCTTGAATCTGCTTGAGAGAAATGATTAATTCCTCTTTAGCGCTTTATTCTTTGTTGACGAATGTGTGATTATGAAATCATAGATGCCTGATTGTCATTTAGTCTTCACGTGACGATTTTTCTTGGATAGTCTGATAAATCTCCTTATTTTCACTGCACAAAACCGCGTAAATACGCACATATGTAAAGTGATATAATAGACAAGAAGAGTGAATTTGCAAAACTCATTACTACCAAGCACAATGGGTTGATTAAGACTGTAATAGAGATACTTATATTCCACTCCTATTACTTTTTTAGAGAATACTTTTTCTACAAATAAAACCCTATGTTCTTTTGGTTAGATTGGAGGAATGAGATACCTTTGTGGAGAGTAGTTAAGTGTTCTTTGAGTTGTAGCAGGACGTAGAGAGAAAATGCAGTTCGCTCGTTTCCAAATCGTTCCCCTTGGACTAATCGACAGCCAACTAATAACTTGTAATCAATAGGTTAAGGCTCATAAACACACTTTTATGGGGAAGTTCAAGTGTATCTACAACAATATATTCTTTCCTTCCTTTGATCTTCTTGCCCAGAGCAACCGCATCAATATAAGAGTCTGATTTTCAGAGATACTTTTCAGTATCTAACATTGAATTCTCATAGCAGAATCCTTAATATATCACTCATTATTAGGTGGTTGTGTGTGAATTTTAATACACTTATCAAGAAAAGATACGGCTTTTTGACTACCCTTAACTACACCTCAGTTCCGCTTCTTTCATCGCTTTATACCTGTTGTAGTCATGTAGTAAGATCTAATCGATGAAAAGAAAAAAATCTACATTCTCACCTTAAGCCAGCCATACAGGAATCACTCTGACGCCGCTTGTTGCTTCCGGATCAGCTTGTCCATGTCTTCTGAGATCTTTTTGTCCGTCACCTGCGCATAGATCTGAGTGCTAGATATGGACGCGTGCCCCATCATCTTGGCGATGCTCTCTATCGGGATGCCTGCGCTGAGCGACAACGTCCCGAACGTATGACGAGCCATGTGGAAAGACAGGCGTTGCCTGATGCCACAGGCTTTGCCCACAGTGCTTAGTTTGTTATTCATCGTACTGCGGCTACAGCTGCAAGGAAAGACTAGGCAGTCACCTTTCTCTTTCACCGTTTGTTCCTCTTGGCATCTGCTAAGGATCGCCTCCGCAATCGGATGTAACGGGACAATAGACTCCACTTCCGTCTTCTGCCTTTCCTTGCGGATATACCTCCGTCCGTCTGCCGCCGTTTGGATGTGCGAGAACTTTAGGCACTCCATATCCGCAATGGCCAGTCCGGTGAAGCAGGAGAAGAGAAACATCTGTCGAGCCTGCTCTGCTTCCTTGTCGTTTACTTTCAGCGCCATGAGCTTGGCTACATCACTCTTTTGCAAGAAGCGAATCATCCTCTCTTCCTTTTCATAGATGGCATCCTCAAAAGGGTTGTAGCGAATGATCCTTTTACTGGCCGCACGATACATCAATCGGCTCAGCCAGCAGAGGTGTCGATTAACCGTCTTCGCTGCAAACCGTTTCTTTTTTAGATAGAAGCGGAACTCTTCAAACAAGTCTTCTGTAACAGCGTGGGTGGGCATATCCTTTCGCCCTTTGTCTTCTATCCACTCGCGAAGCATCTTGTCTGAATAGGTGTGATTTCGATAGGTGCCCTCAGATCTTGACTTACCCACGCATGCTTTTACAGATTGCAGTTCTGCCTCGCTCATGGTCAAAAGGGTAGTCGGTGCGGCGGCGACACCCCGCAAACGGTTCTTGAGTAGTTCTGCACTGACCACGCCGTCCTTCGTAAGCATTTCTGCGTAAGTCTTTTCCACAAGCTCCCTGAATGCAGTGAGGCGTTGATTGATTTTCTTTTCGCCGGTTATACCCTGTCTGCTGTTCCATTCGGCCGGCAGACATTCCTCGCCGGTTGTCATGACCGTACTCTTACCATCGATGGTGATACGGCAAAAGATGGCTGTCTTACCGTCTGCTTTTGTCTTCTGTCTGTTGATGTAAAACAGGATCTTGAATGTACTTCTCATATAGGTTTCAGTTAAATGGTCAGGTGTAAATCTTCGGTGAAGGTGATCAAGCGATCAAACTCTTCAAATAGCTTTTGGGGAGTCACTTTCGCATATCGCTCGGTCATGCGCACCGTGCTATGTCCAAGCATCTTGCTCACGGTTTCGATAGGTACGCCCTGCTCCAAGGTGACGAGTGTTGCGAAGGTGTGTCGGGCCGTGTGCGTGGTGATCGGCAAAGACAGTCCGGCCCTTAGCGAGATCGCTTTCAGACAAGATAAATAGGTGGCATAGTTCATATAAGGAAGCAGTGTTTCTCTGGCATCGCTGTGTAGCAGCTCCAACAATCGAAGAGCTTCGGGCAACAGCTTTACGCGGCAGAGGACGCCTGTCTTCTGCCTGCTGAACTTCAGCCAAAGATTGCCCTCATCGTCGCGAACAAGATGCTCACGGTTCAGAGCCATCAGATCGCAATAGGCCGCACCGGTATAACAGGCGAAAAGAAACACATCGCGGGAGGTTTCCATATCCCCGTCCAAACCGTCAAAACGCAGTGCTTTCAACTTGTCTAACGCATCCTTATCGAGCGCTTTGGGCAGTCGACTATCTCCCTTGTCCACGTGCACATTGTCGAATAGCAAGGAGTCTGCGGCGCCTTCTCGGTAGGCCAGTTTACAAACCTTCTTGATAAGGACGATCATGTTGTAGCAGGTGCTTTGTTTCAGACCAACTTCTCCAATTACATACTGCTCGAATTGTTTGATGAAGTCCTCCGTCAGCTGCGAAAAGGCCAAGTCGGAAGCGTTATGCTTCGCTCGAATGAACTGCTGCAATCGTGCCCTTGTCTGACGATATGAGGCCAAAGAATTTTCCTTGATGTCTACACCGACGTGATCCTTCATTTCCTCGATCAAGCCGTCAAACCGCTCCAAAAGCATAGTTCGACTCTGCACGCTGCCTTGGAAATCCTCCTTGATGTCGGTTGCGTCAAACGGCGATCCTTTGGCAAGCAAGGATTGATAGGAGGCCTGAACGGCGAGAAGGAGGTTGTCCAACTTAGCATTGACCTCAATGGCCTCGCGGCTCTTTCCGTCCATCCGACTTTCGCGCGGGTTCCACAAATTGGGATTGCAGAACAGCTTGCAACTGAACTGTGCGATGGAACGCCCCAGCGTGATGCGTCCCATGATCGGCGCCTTGCCTGACCTATCACGACTGCTCTTTTTAAGGTAGAGCAACACCTTCATTTTCATGTCATCCATACGCTTTGAAAACTGTGGGCAAAATTACCCGGTCCAAAGCGCCCGTCACCTGTGTAGATTCCTGTATATCAATGTAAAAGAACCGTATCCGAGAAAGGCTTGGTTACCTATAATTGCACCATCGTTACCTACCATCAAGCGAGGTAATGCTTTAGTAACTGAACTCTTGCTCAGATCCGCACTTTTCTGCCTTTTCCGCTCGACGCAACCCAAAGCATCTCAGCCCCTTTTCTCCTAATAATCAGTTCACTTACTCCGACATCGGCTCTTCTGCTTTTTCGAGGAATAGTTGATCACGCGAGAGGTAAAAAAGCTCGTGCGTCATCAAAATTCGATCACACGAGAGGTAAAAAAGCTCGTGCGTCATCAAAATTTGATCACTCGCCAGCTTATTGTTGCTCGTGCGTCATCAACTATTCCCCTCAAAAGCAGAAGCCCCAATATCGGAGTAAACAGGCTGATTGTTAGGTGGAAAGGGGTCGATACGCTTTTGATTGCGTCGAGCGTAAAAGGCAGGAAAGTGCGGTCTTAAGCAGAAGTTCAGTTACCAAATCGTCACCTCACTTGGAAGCAGGTAACGACGGTGTAGTGATAGGTAACTGAGGCCGTCTCGCACACGGTTCTTTTGCATTGATATACAGGAATCTGCACAGGTAACGGGCGCTTTGAATCGGGTAATTTTGCCCACAGGTTTCAAAGCGTATGGATGACAAGAAAATGAAGGTATTGCTCTACCTCAAAAAGAGCAGTCGCGACAGGTCGGGCAAGGCGCCGATCATGGGACGCATCACGCTGGGACGTTCCATCGCACAGTTTAGTTGCAAGCTGTCTTGCAACTCCGATCTATGGAACCCGCGCGAAAGCCGGGTGGACGGGAAGAGCCGCGAGGCGGTCGAAGTCAATGTACGATTGGACAACCTCCTTCTTGCCGTTCAGGCCTCCTATCAGTCTCTGCTTGCCAAAGGATCGCCGTTTGATGCAATCGACATCAAGGAACATTTCCAGGGCAGCGTGCAGAGTCGAACCATGCTATTGGAACGGTTCGACGGCCTGATCGAGGACATGAAGGATCGTGTCGGTGTAGACATCAAGGAAGATTCTTTGGCCGCGTATCGTCAGACAAGAGTGCAATTGCAGCAGTTTATTCGGACGAAGTACAACGCTTTCGATTTGGCTTTCTCGCAGCTCACGGAGGACTTCATCAAGCAATTCGAGCAGTATGTAACCGGAGAAGTGGGGCTGAAACAGAGCACTTGCTATAACATGATTGTCTTTATTAAGAAGGTATGTAAACTGGCGTATCGCGAAGGGGCGGCAGACTCCTTGCTATTTGACAGTGCACATGTGGACAAAGGAGATAGCCGTCAGCCCAAAGCGCTCGATAAGTATGCGTTAGACAAGCTAAAGGCGCTGTGTTATGACGGTTTGGACGGGGATATGGAGACCTCCCGCGATGTGTTTCTTTTCGCCTGTTACACTGGCGCCGCCTATTGCGATCTGATGGTGCTGCGCCCAGAGCATCTTGTCCGCGACGACGAGGGCTCCCTTTGGCTGAAGTTCAACAGGCAGAAGACAGGCGTCCTCTGTCGCGTGAAGCTCTTGCCTGAAGCCCTTCGGTTGCTGGAACAGCTACACAACGATGCCAGGGAGACACTACTCCCTTATATGAATTATGCCACCTATTTGTCTTGCCTGAAAGCAATCTCACTAAGGGCCGGACTGTCTTTGCCGATCACCACGCACACCGCCCGACACACCTTCGCCACACTCGTGACCTTGGAGCAGGGCGTACCCATTGAGACCGTCAGCAAGATGCTTGGGCATAGCACGGTGCGCATGACCGAGCGATATGCGAAAGTCACTCCCCAAAAGCTGTTTGAAGAGTTCGATCGCTTGATCGCCTTCACTGAAGATTTGCACCTAACCATTTAACCACAAAGCACTATGAGAAGTACATTCAAAATCCTGTTCTACATCAACAGACAGAAGACAAAGGCAGACGGCAGGACGGCCATCTTTTGCCGTGTCACCATCGATGGCAGAAGCGCGGTGATGGCAACCGGGGAAGAATGTCTGCCGACCGAATGGAACAGCGGACAGGGAACAACCGGCGAAAAGAAAATCAATCAACGCCTCGCAGCGTTCAGGGAACTTGTGGAAAAGACTTATGCGGAAATGCTTATGAAGGACGGAGTGGTCAGTGCAGAACTGCTCAAAAACCGCTTGCAGGGTGTCGCGGCCACTCCAACCACCCTTTTGTCCATGAGTGAGGCAGAACTGCAATCCGTTAAGGCATGTGTCGGTAGGTCAAGGTCAGAAGGCACCTATCGAAATCACACCTATTCGGACAAGATGCTTCGCGAGTGGATAGAAAGCAAAGGGCGAAAGGACATGCCCATCCACGCTGTTACAGATGGGATGTTTGAGGAGTTTCGCTTCTACCTCAAGAAGCGATTTACAGCAAAGACAGTCAATCGAGATCTCTGTTGGCTGAGCCGATTGATGTATCGTGCCGTCAGTAAAA